GCCCAAATCGAGTTGGGGTCAGGTTGTTTGGCCAGCACCTTGGGCGCCAGGTCGTCCGCCAGCGGCAGACTGTTGTCGATTTCAAAGCCCTTACCGCTGGTGACAATCTTGTCGAACAGACGCGCCCGCACCGCCGGCGCATCCAGACCTGCAGCGACATACTCGGCGCTGAATTCAGGCAGTCGCGCGGCCACGCAGAGGTCGTTAATCGCCTTGGCGCGTGCAAGACCCGCCAAAACGATCTCTTCACTTTCAAGCTGGGTGGACTTGAGCAGCGGCTCGATCAGGTTGCTGATGCCCGCCGCCGTGCAGCGCTGAGTGACCATCAATGCCAACTTGGTCGAGTCGACTACAGGCGGAACCAGCGGAGGATCGACAGGCTCAAGATCCGGATCCGCCTCAGGTGGCTCGTCGAGCTGGGCCAGCAAATCAGCCGGTGCGTTCTGGAATCGTTGCAGCGCCGCGCCTTGACCGAGACAAGCTTTGACTTTGACGCCGTCGCCCACTTCATCAGCCAGTCCCAAGGCCACCGCTTCGTTGGCGGTCAGCCAGGTTTCAGCCGCCACCAAACGCCGCAGCTCCACCTCATCAATGTCGGGCGCCTTGGCCTTGTACGCGGCGATGATCGCTTCCATGGTCTGGTCGAGAACGTCGGCCACCTTGCGGAAGTCCTCCGCATCACCGGCGGCGTAAGTCCATGGGTTATGGATCATCAACATCGCGTTGGAAGCGATGACCACGCGGTGGGCACCGCACACAGCCACACTGGCGGCACTCGCTGCCAGTGCATCGATCCGGCCGGTGCAGCGCTCGCCCAGCCGCGACAGCGCGTTGTGCATGGCCAGACCGTCGAACAGGTCACCGCCGATACTGTTGAACGCGGCGACCACCGGCGACACACCATCATCCATGGCGCGCAGATCCTGCACGAACTGATTGGCAGTGATACCCCACGCGCCGATCTCGCCATAGACGAAGACTTCGATCACTCGCTCGGCGGCCTCGCCGCTGGCATGAACGGCGTACCAGGTCTTGTCCTTGACCTCGACGCGTTTGCCGGCGCGGTTGTAAATACGCGGTTTCGCGCTCTTGCTCATGGTTGCTCCTTGTCGTCGGTGTCTTCGACGGCATCCAGGGTGTTGTAGTTGAGGCCCAGCGCTGTGGCCCGCGCCAGATCGGCGGCGTTTTCCAAATCGACCGTTTCGGCGTCGTAGCCGGTGCGCAAGACCATCTCGCTGCGCGACGCAAACCCGGCTTGCACTTCCATCCGGCGTGCCTGCACGTCCTGCACCGGCTGGATGTAAGCCCAGCCCTGCGGTACCCAGCGGGTCCGTAAATACTCGCGGCGCTTTTGTGCGTAATCGTCCAGCACCAGAACGCCAGACAGCACCGCCATGTCCAACCACGCCGCCCGTACAGGACGACAGAGTTGGTGCACGTACACGCTAAATTGCAGTTGCTCCAGACGCCGCCGAAACTCGTTAAGCACCACCCGAAGCGCTCGGTCGTTGATTCCGCGCATGTCGCCGGTGAGGATTTCGTAAGGCGTACCCGACCCCGCTGCAGCAGCCATCAGTTGCTGTCGCATAAAGTCCGGGTAGTTGTTGCCGGCGTCTGGCGGTTTGGAGAACTCAACCTCCTCACCTGCCCCCAGCTCCTGCATGGTGCCGGGTTCGAGCGCGACCATCGGGGTGAACCCGTCACGATCCAAATCCAGCAACGCGCCGGTAACTGGATCGCGTGGAGCCGGACCCGAGTCCGGCGCCGGGCGCTTGATGAAGCCGGCGAACAGGTTGGCCACTTCTTGGCGGAACAGTACTGCGTCGTCGTAGTTGTCGAGGCTGCGCAGGCGTTTTAGCACCGGCGACAATCTCGGCACTCCGCGCAACTGGCCAGGCTCAACCGGTTCGAAGATGTGCAGCACCTGGGTAGCAGGCACGCGAACCAACTGGTTGTAGCCAGCGTTCAGGGAGGCTGCATCGCGCGGATGCGACAGGTACATCCAGTACGCGACCCGCTTCCCGCCTGGGGTGAACTCGATGCCAGCGCGGATGACGTTGCCGTTTTTGGTGGTCTCGAACTTGTCGTGCGGCACAAATTCCGGTGCGAGGATCTGGAGCTGCAGCGGAACTGCTAAGCCTTCATCCAGACCGCGTGGCCGCAAGCGAACAAAGCATTCGCCCGAGGTTTCCACCGTACGCGCCACCAGCGCCTGCTGGCCGTAGAAGTCGGTGCGGTCATCTGCATCTGACTCATCGACCCAATCTCCCCACAGCTCCTGGAGCAGTTTGCGCAAGGCATCATCATCCGTCGTTGGCCTAGGCGTGATGCCGGTGCCGATCAGGTTGCTGACGCGCTTGTCGATGACGTTGAAGGCGTAAGGGTCGTTGCGAACCGCCGCCCGCGAACGCGACCGCAGATTGCGCAGGGCCGGAGTGTTGATGCTGTTGATCCCGTTGTCGGGAGCGTCCCAGCCAGCGGAGCGGCGCCCTTCTCCAGCGCCTTCGTAACTGGCCTTGATGTTGGACGGCAGCACGAATCCGTTACGGGTCAGCGTTGGGAAGTGTCGAGCCATCAGACCCCCTTCCCTGCATGGTACAGCCGGACCACGCGCGAACGTGGCCCAGCTGCACTTGCCAACGACGATCGTATTTCCTCGCGCGCCTTGAGCAGTTCATCGACCGTGCGGTACTCCACGGTACGGTCGGTGTAGCGCACAGTTTTCTCACCGCGAGCAATGGCTGCCTCAACCGCGTCGAGGTGCTTTTTTGTAAAGGACATATCAGCGTCTCTTCAGATAGCCGCTGGCAGAGCTGCGGCGTTGAGGGGGTGCGGCTACCGGTCGCGGCGTTGCGACCGGTGCAGCGGGTTGCGGTGCGGGTACGAGTTCCGCTTTCGCATTGCTAGATGACTGCTGCAATGCGATAGCAATACGTTCGCTTTGAACGGGTTTTATAGCTGCGGTGTCATCAAACAAACCGGCCTGTGCCAGTGACTGTCGAACCCGCTCCCAATCGTGTTCCTGATACCGGTTGATACCCAAGTAATGGGCCATGGCCAGGCAGTACACCATCAGGTCGAGCGCTTCGTTGCGCTCCGCCTTGCCCTTGACCCACTCGATACGCTTGTGACCGCGCACGTAACGGGCGACCTTACGTTCGGCCACGCATTGAGCGAAGAACTCATCCGGCAGGTCGTTGGCAAAGTGCAGCGATCCCGGCCCATCCGGGAACGGGTAGCGGTTGTAGATCCAGTCTTTGGCGGTGTCGGTACCGACGAACCACAGCTCGGCGCCGTTGCGTTCGGTCTGGCCCTTCCAGGTCACGTCGACCATGGACGGGCGCTGAGCGATCACCGGCCTACCCGGCTTGCTCGCACCCTTGATGGCGAAGACGTTACGCCAACGACGGGCGCGGCAGAACTGGTAAACCTCGTCGGTGTGATGACCGCCGGAGTCGACACCAGTGGCGAGAATCCCCAAGCCGACACCGCAGGGATGCCGGTACCGCGCCTTGAGTTTTTCGTCCAGCACTGCCCAGGTGCGCTCATCCGCCGGGTCGCCCCATATGATCTGGTGATCCACCACCCAGCGCTCCATGCCGACGCCGAAGCCCATCACCATCAGTTCAAGGCGGTTGGCCTGAACGTCGACGGCGCCGGTCAGCATCAGCACGCCCAGCGGCATAGCGCCGAGGGTGTATTTTTCCAAACGCGCCCGAGCGATCAACACTTCCGCCTTGGTCTGTTCGAGCGCGCTGTCCCATACCTTGGCCAGTCGGGTGTTGTAGAACACTTGCATGAGACTAGTATCGCCTTGCGCCTGGGCTTTTTTCGCGTCCTCGAACTCGACGGCGAGCGAGGCCCAATCCATCCAGCCGGTCGGCGAATACAGCGCACTGAGATGAAACCCGACGGTCTTACCATCGCCACGACCATGCGCACGCCATTCACCTCGGGCGAGCATGTCGCTTTTGTGGTGCTCCTCGATCAGCACGTCGCACTCAGGGGCGGCGCACTCGTAATGCACGGTGGCGTAGTCCGCGCTGTAGTGCAGCCGTTCCCACTCCAGTACCTGCATATGACCGCACGTAGGACATGGCACGTAGTAGTGACGCTGGTCGCTGGATTCGAACAAATCTGCGATACGCGAAGCGCCTTTGATTGTCGGCGAGCTGGAAAAATAGATCTTGGCGTTGCGACCGAAGTTGGTTGCCCGAGTTTCGGCGAGCCGGATGGGATCACCCTCCTGGCCAACATCGTTCTCCCAGCGATCGACTTCGTCGCCGTAGATGTAACGTGCCGACAGCTCCGAAAGGTTGGCCGCAGAACCTGCAGTTGTGACGTACAGCGAACCACCTTCGAATTCCTTGGTGTCCATCGTATTGCGCGCGTCCCGTGAGCGGCTCGTTGCCACGCGCTCGCGTAACACCGGGGTGGCCTTGATGGTCTTGCTGATCCGCCCCGAAACCCGCTTGGACAATCCAAGACTAGGCAGCAAGGCCAAGATGTTCGACGGTGCCATGTGGATCAGTCCGCCCATCCAGTTGAGAGCGATCTGGGTTTTCATCAACTGCGAGGCCACCATGGTGACCACGCGCCTGCAGGGGTGAGCCGGCGACAGGCAGCGCATCGGCTCTCGGGCATAAGGTGTGCGTGAGGTGCGGTACTGGCCTGGCTCAGGTGCGCCGGTGTCTCGCGGGATTCGCATGTACTCATCGGCCCATTCATCAATCCAGAGATCGGGGTCAGGGCGCAGTCCACGGAAGTAGTTCTCACGGTACACCTTTGCACCGTCAGAAAATTCCGTGTGCATGGGTTCAATCCGCTGTCATGGCATGTTCAAGATCCGCTGAAGAGAGGCGCTCTGCTTCTTCCAGCGTCCGACGGATCGTTGCCGTCAGGTGTTTTTCGATTTGCCAAGGATCCGTCATCGCCGCCAAGTCATAGGACAGCTGCGGAAGCGGCCCAAACAACTGGTCGCGCAACAATCTGCCTGCGTCGTAGGCACCGGTCTCGACTGCCTCCCGGGACACCAACGAACCCTGCGCCTTGCCCAGCTCGATTTCGGCTAGTTTGGCCATGTTGTGCTCGCGCAGTGCGCGGGACCGCTGGTAGTCAGGGTGCTTGCCGTCCACGGGTATCAGTTGCGGCGGCGCAGCCGTGGAGGTCGGCTCGCTGACGTGGGACAATTGACTGTAAACGTCACGCTGAATCCGATCTTGCTGGTGACGTTCGGCAACGGCGACCTTGCTGGGATCGCTGGTTTTATCGAGCAGCGCCTCGGTGGCTTCAAGGTCGATTTTGCCGTTCTCGGTAAGCACCAGCCGATCCTGACTGGCCAATTTTGAGACATAGGATTTGGCCCAACCGCGCCGGGCCGCAAACTCCGTTTTGCTGATGATTGTCATGGTTAATTCTCCAGTTCACCCCGCGAGTTCACCTGTTCACCTCAGTTCACTAAGCTGGTGAACTGTCCGCTAACACAGTCCCGCGGGTTTCCGACCCCGTACCCTCCGAATAACCCTAGGGTCCCCGGCGTTTTCAGGCTGGCCCGCCGCCGTTCGGCGGGATTTCGCACACCCCAAGCCGCTTGGCAGCCCACCGTTCGTACAACCCGATGGCAACATCCGCGCCCGCCATCGCGGTGAGGCAACCCAAGGCGCCTGCCGTCCACAGCGACATCCCGGCTGCAATCATCAGCATCATTGCCGACACCCCGCAGACAATGCAGGCACCCGACCGAAGCGCGAGCCTGCGCAACAATGTCCAGCCCCGTGCCCCATCCTTGTCTGCCCGCCACATCTCCCCCGATACGCCACCGACCAGAGCCAGGACGATCACTAACCAGATCGGCATCTCTGCCAGTGCTTGTTGCTCGTTTGTCATCGCCTACCCCATGAACGCAAAAACCCGGCGCAATGGCCGGGTTTGGTGGTGTGGTACCTGCCGCTCTCTGCGGTCGCACCTATCGAAGATGACTACTTTTTACAGGTCGATTCCGGTGGCAGCAACCCTGTTTTAATGCCACCCGGTGAATAGGTGGGTAACGCAGGGTGAACGCCTAGCGAATGTCGGCGAATACACCTCCCCGGCATTCTGTTGTTGCGGCGGTGTCCCATACGTCCCACTTTTCAGAATCGAAGTGGGACGCCTGAGAGCGCCTGAATTCGGGGCTTTGCCCCACTGTCCTACTTATCTTTCTACTTTCTCGTGTAAAGGAAGAAATTTAAAGAACACGCGTTCGCGCGTAAGCGCGTAGTGCTCGCCCGCTATGCTCACACGGGCGGGAGGCACTACTAGGCGGGACGGTGGGACAACCCAACAACGACAAGGCCCGCACCTGTCCCACTGCATCAAAACGCAGCGGGACAAGACGGGCCAGTGGGACAGCAACAGCCGGACGAATACCTGGGGTCACGCAGCCAGCCCTATCATCACGCTGAAGATCTGCAGATGCGCATCATGCAAACGCTGGTAGTACGTGTCGCGGCCACAACCGCAGTGTGCATACCGCAAACGCATATCCACATCGAGCGTGCAGTAATGCTCACGCACCACCGCCACCAGCTCCGGCGCGAGATGCTTGTTCACGATCAGCTCAATATCTAACGAACTTTCCAGCGGCGCACGAAAGGCGCGCCGCCCCCTGATGAGTTGCCCGTTGCTCTCCATCATCATGGCAACCATATTTCCCCCAGCCAGCCCTCCTTTCGAATGTTCTGAATGCAGCTCCTGCGCCCATAACCGAAGCAGCGAATCGATCTCCTTAATCAAAACAAGGCTCCTCGAACGCTTCACGCTGTAACGCCGAAGCACCGCCCCACCCTGTCGGCTTCTTGTAAGCCCAAGGCCGCTGACCGCTCTTAGCCAACGCCGGCAACCGAACACGCCGCCAGCCCAACCGATGCATGATCGCGCCGACGCGCATCTGCTCCGGTTTGCCCCAATGTCCGAAGTCCAACTTCAACGCACTGGTGAGCACATCGCTGCCGGTGGTGGTCTCGCCAATCTGCGACTCCTCGAGCCAGGCCAGAATCGGCCCTTCCCATTCATCGACAACGAAGCGTTCGTCCTGCTCTTCGCCGAACATTGCCGCCTCATCCAACGTCACCCACCAGAGGTCGCCCGCGTCGTAGCAGAACACCGCCTCGGCCCACAGCTGATCGCGCATCGAACGCAACAGCTCCAGATCCACCTTGGTACACGCGACCGGCCAATAACGCCGGTTGCCGGTGGCATCCTTCAGGTACTCGTCCTGGTTGGTTGTGCCCACGAAAACACACTGGCGTGGCACGTCCATCGTTCTGCGGCCGTAGCTCTCGCGATAAGTGTCCGTGGATGCCGAAAAGAACTGCTTGGCCTTCGTGCTCTCGGCCTTGTTAAAGCTGTCCAGCTCCCCCAGTTCGACGATCCACTTGCCCCGGATCGCCTGAAAGCCGTCCTTATCGCCAAGCGCAAACGGCGTGTCCATGAACCACTCGCCGCCGAGAATGCTCATCGCGGTCGACTTACCGGCGCCCTGCGCACCTTCCAGAATCATCACCGAGTCAGCCTTGCAACCTGGCTTCATCACCCGAGCCACGGCCGACAACATCCAGCGCTTGCCGACCTTCGACGAGTAGTCGGTGGCCTTAACGCCCATGACCTCGGTCAGCCAACTTTCGAGCCGAGGCACCTGATCCCACTGCAGCTTGCGCAGGTACTGGCGCACTGGGTGAAAAGCATGGTCATGCGCAACCACGCTCACCGCCTCGATCACATGCGAGGCCTTGACCCGCAAGTTGTACTGCTGCGCGAGCCACTTCATCACCCGCACATCGTCAATGTCCGCCCAATCGCCCGTGCCGCCGCCATAAGGCGCCGCACGCAGCTTGACGATCTTCGAACTGAACGCGCTGTAACTGATGACCCCGGCCCAACGCTCATCATTAGCCAGGATCAACTCGACGTTCTGCATGTGCGCAATCAGCGCGCCGCTTTCGCTGCGTGCCAGCAAATCCTTCCAGCCACCAGCGGCCGGAGGCTTGACCACCGCTAACACCTGACGGCGCACCGCCTCCAAACCTTCCGCGACATGCAGATCGTTGAAGTCGGTCCACTTGGCTTCTCGCTCACTGGAAAAGATCGGCGCAACCACCTGGCCACCCACAATCAGCGCCGCGTTGCTAGCTTTCTCTTCACCAGGGTTCCACGCATCGCCATTCGGCTTGGTGGTCTTCCAGTCATCGTCTCGGCAGATGATCAGCGGGCAACCGGCGAAACGCTCGCGCATGGCCTTGCAAACCACCAGCAAATTGCCCGCGTCAAACGCAACGGCCACGGTCAATGACGTGGCCATATGCAGGCTTGCGCCGGTCGCGTAACCCTCACACACCAGCACCGGCTCGCCCGGATCCGGGTGCGGCCCGATCAGATGGAAGGCGCCCTCTTTCGACATGCCGTAAGGCCAATAGGATTTGTCCCGGCCGGTGTCCTCTTGCTTGTTCGGAAACACCACCTGCAGGCCGACAATCTCGTCTCGCACATTGCTCATCGGCACCAGAAACGCACCGGAGCGCGGCGCATAACGAACGCCGAAGCCAACAATTTGCTTGCGATCCAGATAGTCGCTACGGCCCTTTTCCGGCATGCGCTTGAACATGCCAGCCGCCCGCTTCGCTGCACGACGTGCCGCATTTGCCGATATCTCAGCCGCGCGGCGTTTGGCCTCCTCCTGCCGAGCGCGCATAACTTCGCGTTCTTCAGGCGACATCCGCCCGGCCTTGACCTTGATCTTCTGAGACTCGCCCGAACGCCAGTCACCGAACGCGCCGAAAATCAGCGTCTCGCCCTTCTCCGTGCGCTGTTCATGGACGACATACCAGCCATTCTTTTCCTTGCCCTTGTCCTGCGAAGTCTTACACCGGGTCAGCTTGCCAAACACCAGCGGCTGCGCAGGCTCAAGGCCGTAATCCGCGAATTGCCCCAACACTTCATCGAGCATGGATGGCCTCCATGATCTCCTCGACCTCCTGGCAGCTCACGCATTGCGTGCAGCCAGGAACAGCTAAACGCCGTCCCTCGGGGATTGGGCTATCGCAGTTTTCACAGAATAGAAACGAATGCGCCGCCAAAGCAGGTTTAGCGGCGTTACGTGCAGCGAGCGCTTGATCAATGCGCTCTTGCACAAGGTCATTAGCGAAATCCGCGATGTCAGCCACGATCAACACCCCGCGTCGTCTGGTTGACATACGTGGCGCGGTTGAACAATCCCAACAGCCCCTGAATCCCCCGAAACACCTGCAGGCGAATCGCGGCCAGTTCCTCATCGGAAACAACCCCGTCGCCAATGCTCTTGGCCCAGGTATCCGCCAGATCCGCGACCTGCCGGAAGTACTCGGCAATCCCAGTGGTCAAAGTCTCCGGCATATCGTTGGTATATGCCTCAGCCAGCTCCTGCCAAGTCGTGTCACCGACCAGCGCATGCACCGCATCAAGAATGCGACGATCCTTGGTCAACTCCAGAATCTCGCCGAACTCTTGAATGTTCACCGTGTGGCTTGGGTGGGTTGGGGACAGCTTGTGCTGCAGCGTGGTCGCATTCCGGCCGGTGGTGGCGGCGATGGCTGCGGCGCCGCCGGGGTAGTCCCGGGCGGCATGATAAAGCGCGAGATCGAGCGGCAAAACTTCCCGCTGCGCCCGCTCAACAGAACTCAGAGCGATACGGCTCATGGCATTAATCCTTGTAAGTTGCCAGTGCCGCGCGACATGCAGTGGTGATACATTTGCCGCGTGGCTTGAAGAGGCCCAAACGCCGGCTAGATCTTCGGGATCGATACCGGCACCGTGCCGGGGCGAGCAATCCGTTGCTCACCCCTGGCGCAACAGCTGCCAAATCTGTGGTGGAAGAGGCAGCAACACCAAGGCTTCCGAGCCTTGGAAAAGCGCGATAACGGAAGGTGGTTGCATGTGGTGTGCCCGCCTTTCTTTATCGCGACCCGACAGCGCTGTGGTGGTGCGTGCCGGGAGGAACCAGGCGGCCTTTAGGTCGCCTTTTTTCTTATCACGCAGCTGCTTTTTGCGGAGCCGAAGCGTTCAACAGCCAAGCAGCTTGGAATCCGTTGCCTTTCTGCTTCGCAGCAGTCGCCAACAGCTCGGCGTATTTGGTTTCACCTGTGTAATCCGTTCGCGGCAGGCATGCAGCCTGACGCCATTTGTTCAGTGCTTGGTAGCTTCTATTGCATACCTTCGCAGCGGCCCCGATGCCGCCTACGGCTTCAAACGCAAACGCAATCGCGCTCGGAAAATCTGCGGGGTCCAACATGACAACCTCCATTTATCAACTTACGGTTGATGTTATAGATCAACTGACTATTGCGCAACCTTTATGAGACTCTCAACTCATGGTTGATAAAAATTCTCTCCGCGCAGCTTTCAGCGAGCGCCTACACGAAGCACTCAACGATGCTGGCGTACGCAGCCGGGGTCGTGGAGTGGATATTCATCGTCAGTTGAAAAGCTTGGGTGTCAATAAAACAACCCAGGCTATAAGCAAATGGCTCAATGGCGAAGCGATGGCTGAGCCAGATAGCATGTCTGCCCTCTGCTCATGGTTGAGTGTAAGACGGGAGTGGCTTGAGTATGGTGTGTTGCCAAAAGAACAGAAAGGCGAAAGTAATGTTCGTAAACTAGGGGTTGGTGACGGAAGCAATGTCAGAGAGATAAATAAGAGGTTTGGCAAAGTACCATTGATATCGTGGGTTCAGGCTGGTGCTTGGTGTGAAACGGTTTCAAACATTGATTCATATGATACTGATTCTTGGCTTTCTTGCCCTGTCCCAATCAGCAATCATGGATACGCACTCAAAGTACTCGGTGACTCAATGACCAACCCTGGCCCGGGGCGCAGTTATCCAACTGGATGTATTATTTTTGTTGACCCAGAAGCGGAAGCAAAAACCGGAGATCGTGTTATTGCTAGAGTGCCAAGGACGAATGAAGCAACCTTCAAAATACTTGTTGAAGACGCAGGAAAACAGTATTTACGACCAATAAATCCGCAATATCCAATCATCGAGATTACGGAGGAGACTCATATCTGTGGAAAAGTAGTAGGATCCTTTATCCCAGAATAAATCACATTAGTCGACAACTACAACTTGACCGAATTACGAAACATGTAGTAATTATCCTTTAGCAAATAGTCAACAATTTCAACTGAAAATCCTTCGACCTTCGCAAACTCACCCAACTTCCTCAAATACTTCTCATCGCATTCGAGTTCTGCCAGAGTCTTCATTTGTAAGCCCAGCGCAGAGACTGCATAACCTTTGATCTTTAATATAGCATTGAGATCATCATGAGTGATCAGCAATCCTTTTTTGTTGGATCGCAAAAACCTGATCCACTTTACGCCAGGCTCATGGGTAGTAATATTGTTAGATATATTCCCTGTAACTCCAGTCAAAATACCTAAGCTTTCTAACTCTAAATACTCTGCATAGCGAGGGGCGCCATCTTCAACTTCAAAACCTGACCAGATGGCCCCATCTACATCGAGCCTCAAAACTCTTTCGATAAGCTTTGCTTCTCTTTGGGACAAATTCCGCACGAACTCCAAACAACGCAAGGAGTAAGCTCCAGGCTGTTTAACTTCCCCCGCAAGCAACCGCCCCCAGAGCCTTTGCATATCATCAGACGAAATCTGGCCAGCGCAGTCTTTCCACCGATATATCCAATCCTCTTCAACTTTATCCTCACTCGGCTTCGTATCATCCTGCATTACTGATTCCTCAGCATAGATCAAAGCTTTTGTAATATTTACTTCTTTTTGCAGATTATCAGCAACTCCCTGCAAACCGACTTTTTCAATCAAGTTTTCGGTATTAATAACTGGCTCTATTCGAAGATCGCTCTTAACCCTTCTCTCATCAGCGAACGGAAGCTTCAAAGAGAAATCTGATAAATCTTTCACTCCATTACGAATATCTTTAATTTCACGCTCTACTTGAGCCAACGCCAATAGTTCAGCACGACGAATTTCAAGATTAGCCAAACCCTCTCGCCTAATTTGATCTGGTCTGAAAATGCTACCTATACCTTTATCCGCGACTGACTCCCATATCCGGATAATGAGCTTCTCACCTGGTATCGTCATTCTTTAGCCCTAGATAGGTTGGCCGTGCCACTGATTGGTGTGGTCCTTATACCAATCTAATGGGCGCCCGGCAAAATCTCAACAATCAACCAAAGGTTGTTGACTAATATCAATTATTGGTTGATATTTGCCTCACTCTCCCACCACAGAGCGAGGCAAAACCATGCACACCACAGCAACTCTGCACGTCCACCCGGCCGCTGCTAATCCCTTCCAAATCTTTGAGATTCGCCGCCTAGCCCGCGAGTGCGGCTGCGCGTTTGTCACCACCAAACCGAAGCTGAAAGCACGCAGCACTGCCGCCCCATTCGACCCGAACGGCGGAGGGCACGCAGCATGATCAAGTTCAAAATCGACAACCGCACCCTGCAGTTGCTCAACGCCCAGGTCAACCTGACCGAGACCTTCAATCACTTACTCCGCACGGCGCCCAAGCGCGAGTGTTTGGCGTTCCGCTTGAAGGCTGAACGCGGGACTACGGAAAGTACCTTCGTCGTTGAGCTCGGCAGCGAACGCCACACGCTGACCCTGCCGAACGAAAAGAATATGCATCTCAAGCTGGCCGACTTCATCGAAGAGATAGCCAACGGCCCTTTCGACGAGAGCAATACCAGCGACCTGCTGCATCGCCCCCACGCCAGCCGCGAATACGGCAGCTTTCAGGTATCGGATAAGCAGCGGGTGTTTGAGCTGGTGCGCACCGGCGGCGTACTGAGCCTCGACATGGGCTTCGACTACCCACTCCAGGTTGCGCTGCACCGCACTCAATCTCGATCAGGTGTCACCACCATCCTGAGCATCGGTAACAAAAGCCCGCACACCCGGTGCTTCACCGTGTACGGCAGCGATGCAGAGATCTACGTCAAGGTCAGCGAGTCCATCAACCACCTTGCTGCAGCGGCAACTCCAGCTGCGCACGCGGCATGAGGGGCACACCATGGAACGCACCCTCGCCCAAGCCGCAACCCTCCTCGGCCTGACTCGTCCGAAGCTCATCGCACGCATGCGTGAAAAAGGTCTGCTCAACGATCGGAACCTACCGGCCTACCCCAACCGTGACCGCGACTATCTGCGGATCAAGGACGGTCAGTGGTACCACGACCAGCTCGGCATGCAGTACAGCCAATCGACCCGGATCAAGCAGCCCGGTATCCGTTGGCTGGCCGAGCAGTTGGGCATCGACCTGCCCGCCATCCCAGCAGACAGCCGTGACGTGGCCTAGGGAATACGCCCGCCAGATCATCGCCATGCGGACACGAGAGGAGCGCAACGCCGCGCTCCTCAAAGTGCCCGAACATCTGCGCGAGCTGACCAGAACGCATTGCCTGAACGCCTGGAACCACCCAGCCAGAAAACAACGCAAGGAGGCCCAACAAAGCCATGAGTAACGCAGCACAAAACCCGCTACGCCTGCACCCGGCGCCAGAATCAGCCACCGTCGAATTGCTTTACCGCATCTTCGGCGACGTCCTGATCCCGCTCGACAAAGTGCGCGAGCAGTACTTCCGCAACCTCAACGAGCAATCGTTCGTGGCAGAGATCAGCAGCGGCCGCATCCAGCTCCCAATCACCACGCTGGACACCAGCCGCAAGGCACCGAAGTACGCCCACATCCGGCACGTCGCCTCTCTGATCGACATCCGAGCCTACAAGGCCGACGAAGACATGCAGCGACAGCAGGACGACACCAACGAGTAACAACCACAAACCGAGCGGCTGCCACCACCAGCCAATGACATCACCAGGAGCACACCACATGACTGCAGTTCAAATCTACGCGCTGATAGCGATCGTCCTCATGATCGCCGGCGTTTACTGGCTCGCCTACCGGCACGGCTTCAACAGCGGCCACGCCGAGGGACATTCAGAGGGCTACAGCGAGGGCTACGACGTCGGCGGCTGTGTTGGGTATCGAGATGGAATGGATGAAGGGAAAGCCATTCAGCGATCAGAAACCTGGGAAGAGAACCGTAACTTGGAACTCACCCTCTGCCAGGCCAATGACCAACGCGAAAAACTTCACGCCCATTACGAGCGCGCCCTCGCTGCGTCAAAACTGGGTGAAGAAGAACGACTGACCCTACTGGAAATCGCCGAGAAACTCCGGATCGCATCTGAAACGTTCAGCGCCTTTCGCACCGGCAAAAAGCTGGAACGCGACACCCGCACCCTTCGCGACCAGGCGCTCGCCATGGCTGCCCTGCTGGAACCGGCCGAACAGGAGAACGCCGCATGAGCGAGATCCGCCCTCAAACCAGCAACCACCGCAACCCGGCTAACGCCCTATCAGCGGCTGAAGCACCAACGCGCACTCACACATCGGAGGAAAGCGGCATGCAAATGGACCAGCACGACACCCAATCCACGACCGCTTTGCTCCGCAAGGAAACCAGCGTCGACACACTAGAAACAAACAGTCTCTGCTGCGAAGCAGCAGGCATTATTGCCCCTTCCAGCAGCACCACCGAGGCGCTTATACCCCACGAAAAGCTGCGCGAGGCAGCCACACCCAATGCAACGCTAATCGCTCAAAATCGCCCGCCCGCGCAGCCTGCTGAGGGGTATACGCACCCTGAATGCATTCTCAGAAGACCTTCAAAGATGGCCGTCGACGCAGTCCAGATCGACGAGCGCGCCGAGTTCGAGAAAGAGTTTCCAATACCTGAAGGTCTGCAGTACTGCAGAAAGCGCGTGACGTACATTAGAACACGAGTAGCAAGCACATCTGAGACGTTCGCCCGCGAGCATTACGCCTACAAAGCGGGGTTCGCAGCATGGATGCGTCGGTCTTGGAAGCAGGCAGCACTGGAGTGGTCGAAAAACAGCAGAGAACAACAGGATCAACCCGCACCCCAGGAGAAAAAATGAACACTGCTTTCATCCTGATGGCTCAGTACAACGGCCAGGCGATCATCCCATTGGACATGGTCTGCAAGGACTACTTTACGCACCTGACCACCGATATGTTCCAGCGCAAGGTCATGGCCGGGCAGATCAAAATCCCAATCACTCGGCTGGAGCCGAGTCAGAAAAGCGCCAAGGGTATCCATATCACTGATCTGGCGGCCTACCTTGATCTACAAAGGGAAGCTGCGGTGAAGGAATTCAACCAGCTCAATGGCTACCGCCGAGCCAGTTAACTCACTGCTTACCCCAGGCGCCCAGCTTCACGGGCGCCTGAATGATCTTCTCTAACCACGGCCATTCGGCATAGTGGTCACCTCGTCCGCGCAGATGCGTGTATCTACGCAATGAATTCCAATCCCGATGCCCGGAAACACTGGCCACTCGAGGGATATCCCAGTCCATCTCAAATAACCGGCTCACGCCGTCGTGCCGCAGGTCGTGGAAATGCAGATCTTCAATCACCAGAAACTTGCACGCCTTTGCCCAAGCAGTGGCGATCGATGAAGAGTTGTAGGGAAAGATCTCTGCACGCTCCTTCGGCATGCTCTTCAGAATGCGCCAAGCTTCATCCGGGAGGTGACACCAAACATCGTTGCCAATCTTCTGGCCTGGGTTCTTCATGTCCCGCACCATCACCCGCTGACGTTCCTCATCGATGTCCTCCCAAAGCATTCGACTGATCTCGTCTTGCCTACGAGTGGAGAACAATGCGAAGCCGGTGACTTTGAGCATGTTGATCGAACTAGGGCGACGCTGCTGAATACCTAAAAAGTGCTCCAGCACCTTATCCAGCTCGTCCTTGGTCGGCCGCCGATCCCGCTCGCGGCTTTTCATGTTGTAACCCAGCTTTCTCAACACCTTTCGAGCGTCTGCCATCGCGTGGATATCGACCTCATACCCCCAAGCCGGCCGGGCAATCGATAGAACAGCCCCAAGGTGGGCCAGATCGTTGCCGGCCGTCTGCGGCTGGACACCCCCGCCCTCTTTACTCATACGCCAGAGTGCAAAATCCACCAAACGCTGGCTGGTGATAGCCGAATCAACGGTCTGGCCAAACTCCGTCGCCGCGATAGCATTTAGAGTGGCTTCCTTGGTTTTACCCAACGGCCGGGCTTTCTCCATTTCATCCAGGTACTGCTTAATCATGTCCTGTACGGTGACGCCCTTGCGGTTCGCCCGCTCAATCGCACCAGGCTGATCTAGCTCTGCCTCACGTCGCCGCACCCACGCTTGTGCCGCCTGTTTCCGGGCGAAGGTCTGGCTCTCTTGGTAGACTTGCGCTCCATCGCGAAACAGGCGTATCTGTGCCGTGTAACTGACTGAGCCATCGGTGCGTTTTCGTGCTCTGATCGTTGCCATAGTCGACTGGTACAATTCCGAAAGTGATTGGTACATTGTACCAGCGCCATCGAAAAAACGCCTGAAAACGCCTAAAAACACGCTATAAATACGTTGAGCCAAATGGTACCAAACACCCACTCCAGCCCAGTAAACTCAAGCCCTGCGCTATCTCGGCGGTTCTCCGTCGCCCCGATGATGGATTGGACTGACCGCCATTGCCGTTTCTTCCTACGCCTCCTGTCGAAGAACGCCTTGCTCTACACCGAAATGGTCACCACCGGCGCGCTCCTGAACGGCGATCACGAACGCTTCCTCCGTCACAACGAAGCCGAGCACCCTCTCGCGTTGCAGTTGGGCGGTAGCGTTCCGTTGGATCTCGCAGCCTGCGCCCGCATGGCCCAAGAGCACGGTTACGACGAGGTAAACCTGAACGTCGGCTGCCCAAGCGATCGTGTGCAAAACAACATGATCGGCGCGTGCCTGATGGGTCACCCGCAACTGGTGGCGGATTGCGTGAAGGCGATGCAAGACGCGGTGTCGATTCCAGTGACGGTAAAGCACCGCATCGGCATCAACGGTCGGGACAGTTACGCGGAGTTGTGTGATTTCGTCGGCACTGTCCGCGATGCCGGGTGCACGAGTTTTACCGTGCATGCGCGGATTGCGATTCTGGAGGGGTTGTCGCCGAAGGAGAATCGTGACATTCCGCCGTTGCGCTATGACGTGGCGGCGCAGCTGAAGGCGGATTTTCCGGAGTTGGAGATTGTGCTGAATGGCGGGATCAAGACGATGGAGGCCTGCCATGAGCATTTGCAGACTTTTGATGGGGTGATGTTGGGGCGTGAGGCTTATCACAATCCGTATTTGCTGGCGGAGGTGGATCAGCAGTTGTTCGGCAGTTCGGCGCCGGTGATCAGTCGGGCTGAGGCGTTGGCGCAGTTGCGTCCTTATATAGCCGAGCATTTGCTGGCGGGTGGTGCGATGCATCACATCACGCGGCATGTGCTGGGCCTGGGTACGGGGTTCCCGGGGGCTCGGAAATTCCGTCAGTTGTTGTCGGTAGATATTCACAAGGCCAAGGATCCGCTGGCGTTGCTGGATCAGGCTGCCGAGTTGCTTGAAGGGCGTTAATCCTCTCCTCTTACACTGCGCCAGGCGGATTGCTCCGCCTGGCGTCAGCATTCAGGCGGCCGCTGCTGCGGTCCAGTTGACCCAGCCAAACAGCCACGTTGCCAGAATCAACAAACCAAACGCGATCCGATACCAGGCGAACGCGGCATAACTGTGGTTGGCAATAAACTTCAGCAACCCACGCACGGCGATCATCGCGAAGACAAATGCGGTGACGAAGCCGAGGGCGAAGACTGGCAGGTCGTTGGGCTGGAACAGGTCGCGGTACTTGTAGCCGGAGTAGACGGCGGCGCCGACCATGGTGGGCATGGCGAGGAAGAACGAGAATTCGGTGGCGGCTTTGCGCGACAGGCCGAAGAGCAGGCCGCCGATGATGGTCGAGCCGGAGCGTGAGGTGCCGGGAATCATCGCCAGGCATTGTACGAATCCGACTTTCAGTGCGTGAGACCAGCGCATGTCGTCGACGTGTTCGACGCTGATCACATGGCTGCGCTGTTCGGCCCACAGCATGATGATGC